CTGGCGGATGCCAGTTTGGGAGGTGATGAGTGTAGCTGCCATAATGTTAAGGGGGGGGTATCTGAATTTTTAGTTTTTGGGGTTAGAGTGCGCCTTCGAGATAGGCGGCGATGTCGTCGGTCTTGAGCGAGGATCCACGCTTGAAAAGCGCTTGCGCTCCGTCGCGGTTCGCAATGTCTTGGGCGGGCACTCGGGCACCTTTTGCAGGACTAGGAGGGGAACTGGCTTTCACATTGGAATTCGACTCGACCTTGGCGGTGGCCTTCTTTGTTGCTTGGCCGGCACGGGCGAAGCGCATCTTCATGCCCTCCATGGCGTCGCCGATGATCATCTCGAGGTGCGGAAGATTCCGCAAATACGGATGCTCCTTGAGCGTGGCCGTGAGCATGCTGTGCTCCTGCGTGCCTACCTTGAAGAGTGCGGGATAGAATTGCTTCGTCTCCGGCATGACCATGTCGCGCTGCGCGATCCATTCCTTGCGCTTCGGCGCGTGCTCGGTGAGGAGCTCGTCGGCCGTGGCTAGGTACTCGCGCACCTGAGATGGCTCGTAGTAGACCTCTTCGCCGCTGGCATTCTGGACCGTGCCGCCCTCGAGATTCTTGATCGCCCAGGCGCGAATTTTTTTCGCGGTGGAGATCCTGTCTTCGAGTTGGTCCGAAGTCTCCACGTCGGCGAGCGGATTGCTCGGGGAGGGAGTGATCTGGACCGGCGTGGAGGCTTCGAGCTTGGCTCGTAGCTCACTGACCTCGGTCTCTAAAGTGTCGGCACGTTCTTCTGCCTCGCGCCGCTTGGACGTGATCTTATCGATCCGCTTGAGCAGCTTGTCGGAAGTAGGGGTCTTCTCTTCTTCTGGCTCGGCGTCGTCGGGTTCGGCGTCGTCGGGCTTGTCGTTGTCGTCTTCTTGTGAAAGATCAGATTCCGCTGAGGCATCCTCCGTGTCGGTGGCCTCTGGCTGCGCTTCTGGCGCGTCCTCGGTCTCCTCGGCGGTGGGTTGTTCCTGCGGGGTTATCTCTTCGAGAGCGAAGCCGATTTCGGCTGCGATGTCGGAGAGCTGCATTGGGGTGTCGTTTGTGTCTGTCATCATGGCATTCCAACCAAGTGGGTCAGCGCCTTTTTGCGAGTGGCACAGGGGTCTCGTTAATGCGTGACCTTGCGATCAAATCACGCACTGGCAACACGCCGAAACCCACACCGACACAAATCCACCTATATCGACCTATAACGACCTAAAATAATCGCAGAATCACCCCGCCCTGCTCGCCTCGTCGATGCGAATCATCAGGTCGCTCTCCAGCGCCCGCAGGGCGTCTAGGGCCCCAGCGCAGTGGGCGAGCTGGCCGTGCTCGGTCGCCGTCTTAATGCTGCCGACAAGCTCCACCGCGTCGTCGATGTGGTCGCGCACGACCTGCAAGACGGCCTGCACAACAAGCGGCTTAGTGCCTGGCATGCACAGCGCGGTCACCATGTCGTCGTCGTCGAGGCGGTCGGGAGTCATGTATCGGGTGGTGGGTTTTTTTGTGAGGTTGAACATAGTTTTTTATTGGAGTTGAAATTGCTTGATGATGCTCGCCAGCGTGAACGTGTGCCGTGTGCCTCGTGGCGCTGCAATGGGCCGCAGGAGACCGACAGAGACGTAGGTCTTGTAGGTGGCGTCGCTGATCTCCAGCAACTCCATCACGTCCCGCTTCCGCAGCGTGCGTGCGCTAGTAAGTCCCGCCGCCAGTAACATGGAGACGCCCTCCTTCCACGTTGCCGACCCCAGAGGTAAGGAGGTAGCGGAGGCAGTCGATGGGGTCCTTGCTGGCGCCCTTCTGTCCGTCGCTTCCGGTCCACTCCTTGAGGGCCCAGATCGTGTTGGTACAGCACTCGGAGATGTAGAGCTTCGGTGCGTTGGTGTGGTCGATTTTGTGTTCTTCATTGTAATAGATTGCGTCGTTAATGAGGCCGACTCCCTCCTCGATGTTCTCGCCAGGACAAGCTCGGAAACTCATGCCGGCGTCTTCCAACTCCTCCAAGAGGGTGGTGCTTTGCTCGCGCGTGCCGGCAACGGTCGTATTCGCATATCTCGAGTCTATCCACCGCTCAAAGACCTCGACCCCGTCGAGCTTCTCGACCCGCTCGATCTCGCCCTTGTACGCCAACAACCCGAAGCCGAAACTCTTCTGCCCGTCTCCGGCCTCGCCGTCGGCTTTCTTGCCGCTCGACACCGCCCACGGCCCAGCGTGCCCGACCCCCTCGATGTATGTGTCGGTCTGCGGCCACTCGCGGTAGACCCACGCCCGCTCGCCGGCATCGATGCGGATCCACAACATAAACCAGTTTTTCCCGCCCGCCGGATCGCAGAAGAGGTAGTTCGTCCCGTCCTTGGGCACTTGGTCGGCCTTGACGACATGCACCGCCTCACGGAAGCGCGGAAAACGGGTCGCGGTTGCTTTGATCGGGACGCCGTAAGCGCGGCAGAGGATTTTTTCCCTCGGCTGCTTGGCGAGCTCGGTCTTCATCCGGCCGTACCCAGCCCACGGGTTGTTTTTTGTTTGAAAATAAATGACGCCCGCATTCCGCGTCGTACACTCCTGCACCACCGGCACCATCTCAAAGCCCTTCCCGTTTTTCTTCGGCAAAAGCTCGGCCTCCCCCTCCTCAATCGTTTTCGCGCCCTGGAGATAGTTTTTTACCGTGGGTGAGTATCCCTCAATCGGAGTAAATGTGACGAGCAGGATCCCATTCCGGTCCAGAAGGCGGAATCGGATCGTCTCGAGCCAGTCCAACGGCACCAACTCGTCGCACCAGGCTAAATCAATCTCGCCGCCCTCGATGGTGGTGATGTCCTGAGCGTAATTCCGAAACCACACCTGCGATTTGTTCGGAAGCACCGCCGTATTTTCCGAAAATCCGTTCTTTTGCGTGTACGAAATGTTCGTGACCTTGTTTCGCTTCGCCACCCGCAGCTCCCGAGGCATGAAATTCCAAACAATCGGCTGCTGCATGCTGATGCTGTTGTCATTCGTAGTCTGAAAGCACCAAACCCTGCTCGCCGGCTTCTCCAGCAACGTGCGGACGACCATCTTCCCCGCCCATGTGCTCTTCCCCGAGCGATTCCCGCCCAACACCAAGAGGTCGCGGTAGCGCTTGGCGATCTTCTCCGCCTTCGTCCAGTGCTCCGGCTCGTACCCGTACCGCACCGGATCCTCTTTCTCGCTCGAAATCCTCTTCTCCCGCTCCACCAACAACCTCTTAGCCCCCTCGGGATCCGCCAAAAAATGCTCCGGCGGGATAAACGGCAACAACGGGTGCGGTGATTGCGTAAATGTCACTGAGCCTCCTTTTTCAGCACATCGAGGATGCCCTTGAGCAACCTCACTTCCTCCCTCGCCTCGTCACGCTCACCGCAAAGTTTGTTAACGACCAGCATATGCTCGGTGGCTAGGTTGTTGTATTTATGCCTCGCCTCGTCTCGTTCGCGTTCCAGTTTGCGAGCAAATTCGGGCCAAACAATATCAACTCCATTCATTGGATATATTTCCGCATCCGTCTCTGGTGTTGGTCGTTCGCTCATTTTGTTTCCTCCCATCCAGCGGCTTTGCGCCAGCGGTTTATTGTCTCAGAATCAACGTGCGGCAAAAAGGCATCTCCAGATCGCCACATCTCTTTAAACGCCTCCCTCGCCTCGTCTCGCTCGCGTATCAACTTTTCAACCTCGTCCCTACTGCGCTCAAAACTCGATTGCATTTGATACCAAGCCTCCCTCACCTCGTCACGCTCGTTGGACAGCTTATTGACCGCAAGCATATGCTCGGTAGCCTCCGTTGCGAATTTCTCTTGTGATTCGTTACGCTCACGTTCCAACTGCTGCGCCCACTCAACCGGCACGACATGGTTGCCCCGTGCGATGTCGTCAGTCTCTGGTGTGCTCATCCCTCGTACCCCCCGTGCAACAGCACAGATGTCTTCGGCTTCACATCCACCAACGCACCAGCAGGGTCCTTGCCCACCACCACCGGCTCGTTCGCCCTGTAAAACGAGTTGTTCCTCACCGACACATTCACCACCACCCCCTCGATATCCACCCGCAATATCCTCGGGTTCTGGGGCTGTCTCCCAGGCGCCGTCTTTCCACGCTTCGGCCACTCAGGCAACTCCATCTGTTTCGTTTCGGGTTTACTCTCTTGCTTTTGGTTCGTGTTTTTCATAAAATTTTTCGGGGGCTGGACGAGTGGGGGTGAAAATTCGTGGGGCTGGGAATCGACCCCCCTCCCCCCCTCTTTGACCCATAACTTCTCATAACACCTATTATACATAATTCTCGGTTGTTGTGTTGCAATCACTTACGAATTCACCTCAGTAATATCACCCTTTTTAGGGGCCTTATTGAGACTGGGAGGTAGTGCAGGACGAGAGTTTGCCGAAGGGTCCCGCTCCTCGTTACTGGTTCCCTCGGGGGTATCGATGGTGTATTCCCCATCAACGTCGTCGAGCTTCTTGGGGATGGAGTTGATGAGTTCTTCGTAGGAAAGGCCGTTGATTTTGTGTTCGATGTTGATCGTGAGTTGGGATCCGCCTTCGGAATCGCGGACCTTGTCTTGGGCGGTACCGGCTATGAAGTTGAGCTCGGCTGCCTTCATCTTGTCTACCTGGTCTGGGTCGTTGAGCTTGTCTCGGATGGCATCGACTGCGAGGCGTCTGACGTCGCGCCAAGAGTTTGCGGCGACTTGAGATTCTTTGTCCTTGGTGTCGGGGTGGTTGGCGATGATGCGAGCGATGAGTGGTGGTTTAACGCCGAGGCGGGATTGAATGGTGCGGTGGGTCATGCCCATGAGGTAGAAGTCTGCGACTATGTCGCAGAGGGCTCGGAAGTTGGTAGACATGCCGTCCCAGTTGACGTCGTCTTCGCATGCTTTGGCCTGTTCTAGGGCATTTTCAAACCGAGTAGGGCGTTTACCCTCCTTGGTCAGTGTTCCGTCCGCTTGACGCTGTAGCTTCCATTCGACAGCTTCCTCGTAGTTGACTGGGCAACCGGCGCGGAACCATTGGACGGCTGTCTGTTGGCGGACCTTGAAGCGGGTTGCGAGTTTGACGGAGATGGAGTGTTCTGTTTCGGGTTTTGCGGTGCGTTGGGGTTTCATGGTTTTGATCTCCAGTTGGATGCTTCGACTACGAGGCGTCGGGCCTCTTCGAGGGAGTGGAAGTAGATTTCTTGTTCGCCGATGTCGCGGGAGTATTCGGGTGGCTCGACATGAGCGATGGCCCATCGGAGGGATTCGGCGAGATCGGTAGCGAGTCGGCAGGTGTGGCGGATACCTGGGTGGTCTTGCCATTCTTTGTTGCAGGACGGGCAGCCGATGTTGGGGTCGATGGAGTAGGGTTTTGTCATGGGGTTAGCGGAGCTCGAAGCGGGAGATGTCTCCGCGCATGGTGACTGGGAAGGATCTGTCTCGTTCTCCGTCGCGATTCTTGGCGATGTGTACAGCGGATCCGTCTTCGCTCTTTTTGATAAGCCAGACGTGGTCGGAGTGGTGGCCGATGGCGCGAGACTCTCGCAGCCGGCCTTCCTCGTTGAGTTGGCTAGCGGTGGCTAGGGCGAGGTTGAGTTGCAGGGCGATGGCTTTGAGGCGACGGGTGATTTCGGAGACGTGTTGTTCTCTCGTCTCGTTGGAGTTCATGTTGCGGAGGTGGACGAGTTGGATGTAATCGACGACGACGAGGTCGGCTCGGCCTTGGGATGCGAACTCCCTGATGGCGGATTCGATGCTGTCGATATCGGAGTAGCCCGACTCGACTTGGACATTCATTCGGGAGATGTCTGAGGTGGCTGCGTTGAATCGGTGGAGTTCCTGGGCGTTTGGGTCTTGCTTTATTCGTTTGATGGGGAATCCGGCGAGGTTGGAGATGAATCGGGCGAGGACCTTCTTGGCCGGCATCTCGAGGGAGAAGATGAGGACGTGCTTGCCGGCACGCATGGCCTCGAGGGCGATCTGTAGGAGGAGGATCGTTTTACCGCCGGATGTTTCGGCAGCGATGGTCATCAGTTCCCCAGGCTTGACTCCACCGGAGGCGATTTCGTCTAGGGCGTAGATGCCTGTGCCGTAGGATACGGTGGGCACCTTGTCCTCGAGTTCGGAGACGAGGTCGTTGATGTGGTCCTTGGTGGATTTGCGGGGTTTGTCTAAGGTTGCAGCGCACTCGGAGAGGGCAAGGGAGACGGCGCCAATGTCGCCGCTCTCGTCTCGGAAGGATTCTTGGGCCTCGGCGAGGATCTTCGAGGCGTGGCGGTATCGAGCGGAGTCTACGAGGTAGGCTCGGTGCCATCGGGTGGTCTCGGGGTCGGATGGGGTATTGGTGATGTATTCGGCGAGGCTGCCGATTGCTTCGAGTTGTCCGGCTCGTTCGAGTTCGGCTTGCACTGCGAAGAAGTCGGTCTTGCCTGACCCGCTTTCGTGGCACTTCTTTGCGGCGGCGAGGATGGTTCGGTGCTTGGGGATGAAAAAGAGATCCTCTGGCCAGCTCATGGCTTCGAGGTTTTGGTTGTTCGCCAGGATAGCTGAGATGGCAGCCTTTTCTGAAGATTCGTTGAATGGTACGGCTTTTTGCATCGGCTGGGTAAGGAGGTCAGATTCTGGCCATCTGGTTGCGAGATTGGTTCTCATTTTTGGTTAGAGGCAGGTTCTGAATGTGGGGGTCGTAGACCCCTTTATATTCTCTTCTCTAGGTGACGCTGAGACCGTGACGGGAGCGTGAGGTTTACCGTGACGATAATTTAAACTCCTCTTTGCGCTTAAAGCCCTCTCCTTTGCAGTCTTACCGTTATGCCTCTCAAACTTAGATAGCGTAATTGACTTACCGGAGCGCAGGATCCAGCCCACGTTCACCATGGCCTCGATGAACCCCTCAACGCCAACCTCGCGATTTAGCAACGCTGACACCGTGACGGAAGCGTCACCATTTTTGGTGTGTCCGTCGAACCATCTCCAGACCCTCATGAGCTTCCCGACGACCGCATCTGGGTCCAGATTTAGCGTTGCCGCGATGTCGTGGACCTCCTGCTTGTCGGGGGTCGTTGTTTCAAATTTGATCCAGTCTCCTGCCATATTATTTGTCCTTCTTAAAAAGCGCCTTGAGTTCGTTGCGTTGGCGCTCCAGGCGCCGGCTGCATTCGCGGAGCGGGAATGACCAGAGGGATCCCGAGGCGGCGACGGCAGCTTCGGTCTCTGGTGTGTCGCTCACCCATGCGCTCTCGGGGAGCGCTTCGGCTCGGTCTCTGGCTTCCTTGATCTTGGTCCAGTTTGGTTTGCTCATTCCTCGTCCTCCGGTGGGAGTGGGAGTGGCATCCAGTGCAATACAGGCTCCTCCTCGTGGATTCGGGCGCCTGAAACATTTCGCCAGACTTTGCCGTCGAGGAAGCCTGTCCAGACCTCGCCGCCGAGGGTGTGGATGATGACGGTCTCGCCGTCGTCCGGTGGCGTCGATGCCGGAACCCATGTGATTGTTGTGCTCATATATTGTCGTTTTCTTTTGTATCGAAGGCGTAGACGGCTACCGCGAGTGCCGCCCAGAGGTGGCTCTTCATGCCGTAGGTCGGGCCTGGGGACTTCTTTGTGCCCTGCGGCCCGAGCCGGTCGATGAGCGCCTGCCGGACGTTGCCGTCCTTGGCCCTCGGGGAGTGGCAGAGGTGCAGCTTGACGTCGCGCCGGTAGCAGAGCCGTGGCTCGACCCTCGACACCTCGGTGAATCTCCCGATCCACACGCAGGTCATAAAGACCTCCTTGCCCACGGCCATGCCGTAGGAGGCGATCATCTCGGTGGCCACCTCGTCGTATTCGCGGCCGATGAGGATCTGTCTGATCTCCGCATTGGGCAGGTGGTCGGCGTCGATGATCCGGCGCCCGTCCCAAAGGACAAACGCCGTCTCCGTAGTGCCAGGGTCAAGGGCAAGGATGGTCATCTCAGAACGGGATGTCGTCTCCGTCGGCGGTTTTGTTGGCGGGCTTTGTCGGCACCTTCACGTCGTCGCCACGGTCGATGGTGGATAGGCGGTCGATGAGTTTTTCGATGAGGTCGGGATCGACCTCGTTTTTCGGTGCCTGTTCCGCAGGGTTGAGCCAGCGAGCTTTGAATCGGGTCTCCCCGTTGTATTCCTCGGTCTCCACGGTGATCGAGCACGCTTGTCCTGCGAAGGTAGCCGTGCCGCTGGCGAGTGACTTGATGTCCCAGTTTTTGCCGAAGCAATCGTCGAGCGTTAGCATCGTGCGCTTCGCGGCCTTCTCGGTGAGGTAGCCGCGCCAGACGATTTCGCGCCCGTTTTGCGATCCCGCGTCGGTCACTACCGCCGGCACGCGGATGAATTCGCTACCGGAGTCGGTGACTCCGATCCACCCGTTACCAGGGGCCTTGACCTTGCAAAGGAAGCGGCCTGTTTCGTTGACGTATCTATTATCGTTATCCATATTGTTTTTAGTTGTTTGGTCCGCGTTTTTTGGGGTGCGCGGCCCCCCTTTGCCCCTGCTCCTACGGGACGGACCTTTGTAGGGAGCGAGGAAATTAGTTTTTCAGCTTGGGTTTGGTTTTCACCTGGCGAAGTTGTTTGGTAGGGGATCCGGTGCGGCTGTGGGATGGGAGAGGTTCACGGCCGAGCGCAGCTGCCCACTCTCGGTACGACTTGCCAGACATCTTGCCGCCCATAGCCATGATGATGCTCTCCACGGGGGCATTCGTTTTGCGTGCAACGTGCAGGATTGCCTCAACGTCAAAGTACTCGCGGCCATTCACCTCGGTGATCTTCCAACCGTCTACCTCGCCGCCCTCCTCGAGTAATCTCCTGAGCTCATCGAGGGCCGGCTCGGCCACCGCCTTCTCGACGGCCTTCCATTGGGAGGCGAACTGGGCCAGAGTTTCCGGCGTCGCCATCACCCGCTCGAGGATCTCCGGCACCGAGGTCTTAGGCACATCGATGACGGCGAGCCCCTCCTCGATGGGCTGAACAACGGCAGGGCATGTGGCATAATTCGCGCACCAGGTGCAGTAGTCGCACGCTTGGGGCTGGGAGTTCGGGTCCAGCGCTGCGTCCTTTAGCGTGTCGATAGTTTTCTGCGCGTGTTCCAGCGTCCAGTTGTAGCTGACTACCTTCCGTTGGTCGCAGTAAATGATGTGGGTCGCCCAGTTCTGCTCAAACGTGCGCACCATACAAGAGAGCGCGTAGGCCGCCATCTGCGGAGTGTAATTTCGCAATTGTCCCGTTTTGAGGTCCCCTACCCAACCGGTTCGGTCGCAAAGGATATCGGCTGTGCCGACGTGGGGGAGCCCAGGCACAGGCATGGCGAGGTACTCCTCCCGAGCCTCCAGCGTGCCGTTGCACTTGTACCTCTCCACAAGGTCGATAGCCCACTGCACATTGGCGCCGTCCTCGGGGGGTAGCGCCTCGAGCTTCGAGCGGTCGCCCATCACGGCGAAGCGGAATGCCTCGTCCATACGGGTGCCACGCTCCGCAGCCGGACCCACAGGCCCAGGCTTCGGCCGGTACTTAGGGCACTCCCAGAGCTTCGGGAGTAGCGACGGACGGATGTCTTGTAATGTCAATGGATTCATATTTTTAAGGTTTTTTTGTCTGTATCATCTGCTTCATTGCTTGCTTCATGTAGGCCACTCCGTAGGGCATCCCCTTGCGTTTAAAGAAGGCGTTGCAGGCCGCATTGATCTCGTCGCACTCGGCACTAGTCAGGTAGTCGATCCCTGTCCTCGCATCGTCGTAGTGCAGGCAGGCCCAGTTCATGTTGGTCGGCGTAGAATCCTGACCCCGTCGGAAGACGGGCCTGTCGCGAGCGAGATCGACGTCCTTCATGCCTGCTCCACGCAGGAGGCTTTCCACGCATCCACCGCGTCGAGGAACTTCGACGGCGTCGCATGCACTTGGGCGATGTAGTCCAGAGGAGCATCGGTCCACTGCTGGTCCTCGCCGATCTTGCCTCGGTAGCGCAGGAAGGCCGTGATCTCGTCGCCCTTGTCCTTGAATGTCGCCTTGAGTATATCCAGCGGGGAAAGCTGCGGCACCGGCACCTTCGCCGGCACGCTCGAGACAAAGAGAGACTCGATGCTCGCCCACTCCATCGGGAGTTCCTCCGCCAGAGCCGAGCGGGTCTTCGCGTCGTACGCCGCCGAGTGCGAGGTCAAGATGATGCGCTCCTTGCCGCCGCGTCCCTTCGCCTTGCCGGATTCGCTCTCCACCACACGGGTCTTAAAGTTGAGGAAGAAAAGGTGGTCCACCCACTCCTTGATGAGAGGCGACGCCTGCTTAGAGAGCTTCAGCTCGTAGCGGTCGTAGGGGAGCACCTGATCCGGTGGCTCTTGGCGTTTCACCTGGGCGTGACCGATCAGCACCACATGGATCCCAGCCTCGATGAGGAGGTCAAGCGATCCGAGGAAGCGAGCCATCCGCTCCGCCGCCATCGTGAAACCCTTGCCGTAAGGGATCTCCTCGAGGCTCTTGATTTTCTTCTCCTCCTTCAGAGCTTCATGGTTCAAGCGCTCGGCCCAGTCGATAGAGTCCAGCACTATTGTCTTAAAGTCGTGCTTCTCCGTCGCAAGCTCCCGCACCGCTTCATTC